TCTAACAAATTTCTCATATGTGATATTATTAAAATAAGGTGCTAACTCATCTTTGACTCCACATAACATATCGTCTCCGTAGGTTATTGGTAAAAGAAGGTCATCAAAATCACGTACATTAAATCTAGTAGTTAAATTAAGTGCATTTTCATAACCAAGAGGTGTACACATTACTGTAAAAGCATATCTCAATAAAATAACACCTCTTAAAGAATTGTCTTCGGCAGTGGCATACTTACCTGATGGTTGAAAACCAGGTGGAGTGAACACTGTACCATTTAAAACAACTGTAGGAAATAGATTTTCAGTTAAAATTCCTTTAACAATTTGTAATGAATGAGCATTATAACCTAATTTTTTCAAGACAGTATAAACAACAGAATTAGACATAAAACCTATACCTATTGGCATACTTGTATCATATCCACCGTAGTCTCCTTCCATGATATTAGATGAAAAATTTTTTAAAGTATTGTACATTTTGTCAACTTCATCAGAATGCATGTTAATACCAATTTTAGTACTAAAAATATCCCGGTGTTCACACATCATACTATAAAAAGGTAATAAATACATTCTATTCACAAGAGTCATGTCATATGAAGACATAGCAAACATACGAGTATTTCCTTTGATAACTTTATCCCAACTTCGAGGTTCATCTTTAAGTTGAGCTCCAACTATAGAATGTGAAGTCTCATCTTTAAGATAAGAATCTATTATTTCTTGAACTTGAATTAATACTTCTGGTTTGGGAGTAACAGCATCTTTCTTAAAATCTTTAGGAGTAAAATCAATATATTTACTTTTCTTACCAGTGAACATAAATCCACCAGAAGTACTATTTTTCATTGATCTATAATAGAAATTCTCTGGAAAACCGTTTTGAGCAATATCTAATGGAACTGGATTGAGAGATGTAATTCCCTCTTTTTTGAGTTTATAAAGAAGATTACAAGTAGTACTTATAATAACATTTTCCATAATAGAATTATCTAAAGCTGAAGTTATAACTCCTACTTTTTTGACGAAATTATTTTCAGGAGAATAGAAAACACCATCTCTTCTAAAAGATCTCATTTTAGGAGCTAAATATTTCGGATGTCCATCTATAAGTGGAGAGACATCAATTAATTCATCAACGTGATTAAACAAAATACTTTTAGTTAAAGTACTTTTAGGTGAGATAGGAGAGTAGTTACTAATATTACCATAAACTAATAATGATGGAATATCTTCATATACTAATGGACTACGTGGAGAAACGTTGACTATAGTTCCTTCATCTTTTAATCTAAAACTACCTTCGGAAGTGATATCAATTAAAATATTAGTTGATTGATATTCTTTGAGAGCATCATCAAATTGTTGTTTATTTATTTTACAAGCATAACCATATTCATTAGTACCTGCACAATGGATACCAACTAAAAAAGTTTTATATCCGTATGTAGCTAATAAAGGACTACCGCAATCACCTGCTGCATGTTCTGGAAATATATATTTAAATGGATACGTAACTGACATTTCCTTAGCATTAACTGGAAGAATTTCTTCACGAACTTGTTTAACAA